GTGCTAGATTGGAAAATAAAGCACTGATCCCCCGATCCACTGTTGCCGATAGATGCACTGTGGGAGCCACCGGTTAGCCAGTTTCCAACAAACAGAATCGTCGCGCTATTGCTGAACGATGGCACCGACTTGAACAGCAGCGACGACCCGGTTCCAGCAATGGCAATACCGCCAGGTGTCTTTGAATATGACGGGTTGCCGATCTGTGTTGCATCACGCAAAGCCGGGTTGATGTACCCGACCAATCCGCGAGAAAACGGACTTGAATAGTCAACAGCAGCCGGCCCTTGAGGCTGACTCAGGCGTGAGCTGCGCGTCAGGATCATGCTGTGAATGCGCTCGTGATCTCAGACAGGTAGGCTTCGCAGGTCACAGCCTGGCCCGTGTTGCCAGTCACCTCGACCTCCAAGTGCATCACGCCAGGACCGAACTCATACGGCGGCATTTCGGTGATGACGTTATTGCCGGTCGATGCCGCAAAGCTCCAGATCGTTTTCCAGTCTGCGCCCGCAGCCGCTGCGGTGGGTGTCGCGCCTGCGTTGTGGGCGATCAAGATGTTGACTGTCGCTGGCACAGTTGGGCCGGTTGCGCCATTCGTGATCTTGACGGTCAGCATCCCTCCCTGTGCCGTGCGCAGGTCAGCCGTGCCGCGCGTTGTCGCGCCTGCTGCGTTGCTCGTTGCCGCCGCAATCAGCGTGCGTGGCGTTTTGGTCAGTGTCGTGGTGGCCATGGCTCACATCACGGGTTGGTGTCGCCCTGCACGCGCAGAGTGAACGTATCAGAAGCAGCAGCAGCACCAGCAGTAACAACCCGGCGAATCCACACGGGAAAGTGCTGACCTGAAGGAACATCACCCAAAGTCAGGCCCGCCGCAAACGATGCCGGGGACGAGAATGTCACGCCCGTTGGGGCCGTTGTCTCGTTTGCAATCGTCTGCTCTGTTGCATTCAGCCCGGACGTTCCAAGACCAACAAAAATCTCCGTGCCTGGGCTTGGCGTCTGAGCCTGAATCCACAGCTTCGCGCCGATAAGCGTCAACGTGCCGTTGGTGTTCTGAACGTACACGCAACGATAATCCGTGATGCCTGCGACTGCTTCTGCGCTGCTCACATCATCAAAGATCCCGACAGGCACATCGACAGACGACTTAACGCCACCAAGCGATGCGGCAGGGTTGCTGTTCGCCGCGCCTCCGCTCAATCGGTATTTGATTTCGGTTGGTACGATTGCCATATTGATCCCTATTACTCGTCATCGCCCCAAGATAGCTGGGGCACCATGAAACACCGGCAATTCGGAAGGCTTCCAGGAAGCCCCCGCGTGCCATCTTTGTCTATTACTGGCAGATTATCCAGAGTGAACACCTTGCCGTCCAGTCTTTCGTGAATCTCACGAGGGTGAGCGCCGCCACGGGAGTGACGCCAGACGAATTCATTAACGCCAGCCGACTTGGCCCGCTCGACTTGGATCGCAGAGGTCACGCGCCGCACTTGATTCATGGCGATCAGATCACGGCGTCGGTCTGTGATGCCTTCGTACTTTTCCAGAAACTCACGCACGTCAGCAAGGCCACGCCCACCAGGTTGAAGTGATCGCATCACGCTACCCTCGATTTGCGTGTGGTACTTCTCGCCAATTGACTTGATCAAGGCGACGTTTTCCTTGATGGCGGATTGAACAACCTGCTTCAATGCCGCTGGCATCTTGTCAGTCTTGAGTGTGATGCCGCCAGACAATTCACGCAAAGACATGTTCAGGTTGTCGGTGCTGGCCTTGTCCACGCCCTTGAGCATGTGCTCAACAATGACGGGCGCACGCTCACGGAACAGGCGTGCAAAGCGACGCTTCAAAGCATTGAGGGCCACGCTTGCCTTATTGGCAATCGACGCATCCATGACGATGGCCGGTGTATCGTCGAACGTCTTGACCAACTCCGCACGATACTCACGATACATCAGGCGCAACAGCTTTGTGATCTCCGCGCTATACCGCTCAATCTGCCCAGCCGATGGACGCAAGGCACCGCCAACCAGCTTTCCACTAGAGCGCTGGTCAACGTACTTCTCGCGTTTCTTGGTCAGGCGGATGTTGCGGGCCATCACTCAACCATTTTCTTTTCGGCAAACTTGCGGCCCCATGCACGCACCTGATCTGCTCCGAATAGGCCAACAGCGCCACCGATAAACGTAGCCCAATTGCCAGACATGCCCAAAGCCTCAATCATGTAGGCGATGCTCAAAGCAATCAGGCCGCACAAAACGGACTCCAAAACCCGACGCATCAGCCTTGGTTCTTTCCCGTCATACATCACCCGCACAAAAGCCACCATAGCGGCTAGAGCGGATGCACGGAAAGGCTCTGGCAATAGTTCAATGAGTTTCATGATGGCGTCGGTGGCGTCCTGCATTTACATCTCTGGCAGTTGGGTTGGTGCTGCATTTTGCAACAATTCCGTGACCAAATCATCATCCTGCGGGATATCTTCCGCCAGACCGAAGTAATCCGAATCCTTGTCACGGCGCAATTGTTCGCGCACGTCCTCACCGTCGATTGCGCCAATACCGGCATAGGCGACGGCGGCTTGCGCCTTCTTGAGGTTCACATCAGCCCATTCCTGAGCTGTCGGGCTATCAAGCGGGCGCCATGACGTTTCCACTTCGATATCCTCAGTGATGCCGAATTTAGGCTTGATGGCAGACAACCACACCAATTGATGGTGCCGCTCTAGCATGGGGTCTAGGTCATTGGCTTGGATGGATTCCAGCATGATCCGGTAGTCCTCGGCCTCGGATTCGCCAGTGGAGTTAAATCCCTTCGGCGTAGTGCCAAGCAGCTTGGTAGCTGGAACCTCAGCAATCGAGGCAACCAGTTGATACTGAGTCATGATGACCGTATCAAGGTCTGCCAATCCCGTGTCTTGCTGGGTAATGTCCTCGCTGTCCTTGTCGCACACCATCGCGCCGTAGTTGTCGCGCTGCTCTGTCCACGACAGAAGGCGCTCGAAACTGCGGCCAAGGTTAGACCAGAATGCGCTGGCGTCGGTCTTGAACACGACAAGGCGCTTAGTCTGCACAAGTTGCGGGGCCTCATTGGCCGTGCGCTCGGATGCGTACACGCGCTCGTAGATCAACTGCGGCACACTCTTGCCACCGTACTGATACATCGGCTTGATGGCATCAGGAACGGGGTTGGGGATGTACACGCACAGGTGTGACCTGTGATAACGCTGCTTGCCGATGACGTAATACTCAGGCTCGTAAAAGCGCAGCGATGCGGGATCGCTCAGGGAGCCGTCTGTCAGCTCTGGCACGATCCAGATTGGGTCTACTTGCGAGATGCCCTGATACGATCCAGGCGTAACGCCATCCGGGTTAAATGGCTTCTCGTAGTATTGCGGGTCAGTGCTGCGCACTTTGAAGATCGCCACGCGGATGCCGTAGATGCGGCCCATGTGGATATATTCCCGCATGGCCGCATTGATGCCGTACTTCTTGTCCTGTTTCTTGAACTCTGCAAGGATCTCTTCGGCCTGTGGCGTACCTTCTGGCAGGCTCACGTCATAGCCAACCCGAACCGAGTCACGTGCTGGCATGTTACATGCCTTGTCCACAAGCCAATGCTGAGACATAAGGGCAGATACCTGCCAGCTCACCACGCCTTGGGATGCGTACCAAAAGAACTGCGCATCAGGCACGCCAGCGCCAGCTAGGTTTTGCTTGAACTCTGGAACCAAGCCCGTCGAACTGTCCATCGCTGCGCCGCTTGCGCCCGCTGGGGGCTGGAACGTATGAGCAAGGATCGCCATCTTGTCCATCGCGCCAGGGCGGCGGATTGTCTCGGCGTCGGTCGTGAACGTGCCCATGCGGGGTTGCTCGACAACCTTGGGTACTTGCTGCGGTTTCTTGTTCCAGAACATTTGTTTCCTTAGCCGAAGGTGCTTCCCTTCTTTGCATACAGGTCACGCAATGCCTGACTCATGGCATCAACGCGGTCATCATTTGCAGCCGCTGGGAATGTGGTTACCTCTTCCACGAATTCACGCACCCAAGGCGCAATATCAGGATGTGGTAGCCATACATTACCAGCCTCCCACTCTGCGGTGCAAGCGTGGGCACGGGCTATTTTACTGCCATCCGGCTCAATAGCAACCATACCTGATATTTCGGCTTTAAGCGAATCAAGAATGGCGGGGCCGTTTGCCTTGTCTTCAATCAGTTTCCGGCGCGCCTCTGGGTATCGTGCCGTCATGTTCTTCACGGCTTGCTTTGAAGCTGTAAAGCCCATGCGCTCACGCACCTCATGCAGCAGGTATGTGTTAGCCCCGGCCTTTGCCCATACCTGACCGGCCACATAGTCGGAGCCTTCCGAGTCCTTGAATGTCATATCCCAAGACTGGATGACCTTATCGAACTTGGTTGGCAAGTCTTTTGGCAGGTAGTACCTCACCCCCGAGTCCTTGAAGATCGCGCCGCCTAGCGTCTTTGGTGAGCCTTGGTACATGGCAGACCAGAAGTAATCACCCAAGGCTTGCTTGGTCTCTAACAGCTTTTCAAGCGGGTGCAGGTCAGGAACCAGAGGCTCACCCTTTTCATTGATCGCTGGAAAGCTCAGGCGCCTAGCCTTGGGGTTTGCTGCCAGCACGCGCCCGGATAGGTCATCAGTGGCCCAACGGGTCGCCATGATGATATGGCCGCTGTTCTTTGACAGGCGAGTCAGGAAAGTGGAGCCATACCACTTCCAGATTGATTCCTTGACGGTCGGGCTTAGGGCCTCTTTGCTGTTCTTGATGGGGTCGTCGATGATCCCGATATCGACGCGCTTACCCGTCAGAGGACCGCCTACGCCTTGGCCTACATAAGCGCCACGCCCATTAGGCACCTCGAATTTGTCGCTATTGGCTACGCCTCCGCTTTTCGCCATAGACGAATGCGGGAACAGTTGCGCATATTCAGGCGTTGACATGATCGCCTGAACATCCCGGTTCATGTCACTAGCAAGGTCTTTGGCATATGACAGACCAGCCAGGCGCAAATCAGGATAGTGCCCAAAGATGAACGCGGGAAGGTATCGAGACACCATGTCAGACTTGCCGTGCTGGGGGGGCGCTTCCAGGATCAGCAAAGGACGCAGACCGGCTAGGCAGTCAGCCAGGAATCGCTCAAGCTCGGCGCACACCTGAATGGCAAAATCACTGACGATGTAATCCGGGTTGATGTACCGGATAAACGACAAAAGGGAGCGCCTAGCCTCCCTTCGTCTTAGCAGCTCTTTCGCTGCTTCAGCCCTTGTCACCATTGGCAATAGCAGCCAACTCGGCGTCGCTTAGGTCTGACACGTCCTTGGTTAGGATTGGTCCGCCGTTTGCGCCTGTTAGCTCTTGGGTGATCTTGTCGCCGTACTTCTTGGGCGCCAGCTTGGACAGCAGCCACTTGCGGGTGTCCACTTGCAAGCGTTGTTTGGCGACTGCACCTGTGTCAGTTGTGCCCATTGGCGTGGTAGGAACGGCAGCATCAGCAATGTCGAGAAGGTCTTCTGACATAGAGTGAACGCGGGCATTTAGCGCAGACTCATAACGCTCCCTTAGCTTGTCGTCCTCAATGATCCACATGTAGAACGACTTTCGGGCAGGCATCCCAGGCTCGGAACAAATAGCGTTGACCGATTCACCAGACATGATGCGCTCTAGGATTTCGTCAACGAGCGATTCATCCCGAGTGATCCGAGGCTTTCGCGTAGTTGTTACCTTTTCAGACATACCCTTACTGTATCACTTCACGATGCGGTAGGCGATGATGTCGTAGCCATCTTCAAAATAGTTCCAACAAAATCGTCCGGCTTTCCCTTTACTGGTTTTCTTATTGCTATGCTCAATTTCAACGATAGTATCGTGTGAAACAGGGCACTCCCCACTACCCCACTCAATCCAATAGCTTTCCGGATGATTCATGCTGGCAAGTCGCGCCTCCCCATACAACGCCCCATAAGCCACAAGGTCATTGATGCTGTCCGCGTGTGGTTCGGTGGTCGTGTTGTCTCGCACCATCTTGAGCAAAGCCATGAGAAGCCACCCGTTAGCCTCGGACAGTGACTGCCCGGTGATGGCATTGAACGCGGCTACCGCTTTTCCCATGCTTCGCTCACCTTGGGGTGAGTTATACTGCCTTGCGCGCTCTGCCATGATTTCGGCGGAACGGGTGAGGATTTCGGGGGCTTTCATGAACTGTGCTCCTTGTTGAATGGGTTGATGGTGGCCGGAATTGAACCGCGAGCATGTCGTCCTGGATAACATGCCTACCTGAGCCTTCCGCACCCGTCGATGCTTCATTCACCATCAAGTCTGCCTACAGGTGAGGACTTACAGCACATGGCGTGAAATCTGCCGAAAGGCAAAGCATCCATGTCGCGCCAGTCTGTAAGGCAGACTTCATGGCCTCGGTCTTTCCCGAGTGTCAGATGGCGCATGTCTCCCATGCTTATCACCGACATTCATGACTGTGTGCCATGCGTCATCATGCATACCATCAAGGATGCACACACAAGGCAGACCCTAAATTCCTGCCTATACCCGTAGGGTGATGGGTTGCGTGTGCATCCTTCATGGTCCCGGCTCCCCCAAAATACGCAGGCCGGGGCTACGCTCAACTCTTGCCGTCATCTCGACGTTCCGACCGGAGGCAATCGGTGCAAGTGTGGGGGTTGATTGGAGTATAGCTTATTTTGCGAGAAGCCAGACCCGCCCGTTGCCATCAGGGCAATGCGCTGATTGCTTGACCTTGTAAGGCTTGCCAGTTGACTCCAGCCACTTGCGAAGGGTTTGTGCGATTCTCCCTGCTTCTTTTGGTTCGCAGACGATGGCGGAGCCAATCTTGAGCTTGGCAAAGACTGGCGTGTATTTGCTCTGTCCTACCCGTGCGCTATGGACGGGGCTGTCGTGCTCGATCTTGAGCAGGTCAGGGTCAATGCCATCGACGTTAAAACGCGGGGCTTGTGCGAGATGGAAAACGGATGGTACGGCGTTCATAGCAGGATGATTCCAAAGATGATGGCGATGATGGTGATGCTGATGGCGACAGGTTGCCATGGCTGTTTGTGGCTGCGGCCTTGTGGCTCGTCGTAGAGCCACTTGGTCACCATGTCGTCGGTGCTGGGGTGAGGCAGTGGGTGCTCGTGTAGGGGTGTGTCTTCGATCATTTGCGCTTCTCCACACAGTGAGGACATTCCATGAGCTTGGTACGCGGATTCTTTTTGAACCCACCAGGCGCACGCCATGTATCGCAGCTCATGCAGTGTTTGGTGACTCCACCGGGGCCTAGTGGCTGATCGGTGGTGTTTGCGCCTTTGTTGGTGTGTCGGCGGAGGGTCATTTCACCAACACGTCAAAGTAGGCCAAAGCGAGAGCGGACAGGATGCCACCAACCACAACAACGCTCAGGGCATCTAGTGCGATCTGGGTCCAGTTGGTGGTGCGCCAGCCTGCACGGGCTTCGGTAGCGTCGCAGCCGAATGCTTCGATGGTAGTGCGGGGGTAGCGGTAGGTGAGGGTGTCTTTCATGGGGTGCTCCTTACTCATCAGAAGACATAGCGTTAATCGAATCTTGCAAGCGATCACGCTCCATCTTTGCCATGCTCAATTCGGTGCGGAGGCGCTCAATTTCTTTTTCCTTGCTTTCGATGACCTTTTTGAAGGAAACGCGAACTTCTGGCGTGTCCGTCACGAAGTCTTCTCCGATAACAGATCCAGAAACGGAGATCTCAATCGTTGGCTTTTCGCTGTCAACGATGTAGGTATTGCCCAAAACAATCTGCATTTCAGGCTTGACGACAGATGCTTCGTAGTAGCTGCGATTGATGAATGTGGCGTTTTGCTCAAGCATTGCGGCCAGAGCTGGTAGCGTCTTTTCTGCTCCATGGTGAGGAATATGGATGGCGATTTCGTTGGCGCCGTTGGTCTTGATGATTGCAAACATTTTTACTCTCCGGTTGCGTTGTTGACGCCTCAATCATAACGAGACTGAGGCCGGCTGTGTTGAATAGCCTTGTGGGTTAGTCGGGATTGGTGGCTTTGGCGATTGCGGCGCGGGCTTTTGTTGCTGCTGGATGCGTCCCAAGCTCATCTTCCCAAACGCACATTTCTGAAAGCATCTCAACGCAAACCGCCAACAGCTCGTCGCGCTGGGCGTACAGGACGCCAACACCAGCGGAAAGCGCGCCACGCGCCAGTTCTGGGGCAGGGTCTACCGTTCGTTGATTTAGCCCCTGGGCAAACGAGGCATCTGCATAAGCATCCGCCAGCAGCATGATGTCCGGTTGCTTCGCGCTCATTGAAACACCTCCGCCTCATCCGCAGCCGTCAACAGCGCCGCAGCGAGTTCGCGGGCTTGTGATGGTGTGATGCGGTGCGAAAAGCTCATTGCGCCGGATGCTGCCCCGAGAGACACGATAGGCTTGCCCATGTACTGCCATGCGCGAACGTCCATGGCGTCTCCAAACTCGTTGGTTGATGTGTAGACGGTTTTCATTCTGCTGCCTCTGCTTTCGCC